GCAACGTACGCTTGCGACGAGCCACTCACCATAATCGCCTGCGCGCCAGTGCCGTCGTTTGTCACGATAGTGCCTTCGAGCAGGCTTGAGTACGTCGTTGAGCCGGAGGACAGCGCCACTCTCACGCCACTGGCATTGATGCCGACGTACCTGGATCCCGTTGTGATTGTCAACGCATCGCCCGAGTCGAAGACCAACTCCAAAGATCCGCCCGTCGCCCGCAGTTTTGCATTGCTCGGCCCGGTGCCGCCAACCCACAGCGAATCGAACCATGCGCCGTAGTCTGATCCACTTTTGCCGATCCATCCGAACGACGTGTTAGCCGCGTTCTTGACGTCGATCATGCCGACGTGTCCGCTGCCGCCTACGACGAGGTCGCCAGTGGTGACCTTCGCGGCGTCAAGACTGACGATCTTCGCGGACGTGATTTGAGCGTCACCAATCTTGACGGTGGTGATCTGGGCGTCTTGGATATGAACGGTCTGAATGCTGGCGTTTTGGATCTGCGCCGTCCCGATGGACGCAGACTGCATGTTCGCCTGGCTGATGATTGCTGAGCCAAGGTCGACATTCTGAATCGTGCCCGGCACAATCGACCCGCCCGAGCCGCCGGTCACCGTCTCCGGCGCCGGAGTGGTAGGAATCACGGCCGCTGGCGTCTGCGCCTGGTCGTACATCGCCCGTAGCGTTCGTGCGATGTCCGGCTGATAGGCTCCCCACTCCACTTGATAGCGAGGGGTGTCTTTGTTCAGCCAGCGTATATTGATACGGCGAATCGTGAAGGCGCCGCTGAGGCCAACGGTCGTGCTGGCGTCGATCGTGAGGTACTGCCCTATGGTGAGGCCGTCCACGTACGTGACAAGCACGCCACCAGGCTGCGGGAGGCCGCGGTTGGCCAGTTCTACGTTCGCCCGCGCCGTCGCCTGGCTGGTTGTCGTGATCTGGCGATCGACTACCGTCACTGCCTTGATGCCGTAGAGCCCTTGTGAGGTCGCGTTGTTCACCGTGGCTTCGATACTCACCCCGCCCGTCGAGACCGCGCCTACCACCTTCACGCGATTCGCCGGCGAGCGCCACTCGGTGGTGTAGTCGAACGTCTCACGCTCGAACGGGAAGCTGCTCACGAGGTCGGGCGATTCCGACATGGAGAACGACGCCGGCTTCGACGCGGACAGAAAGTAATGGAAGGCCATGTCGGGGTCGATATAGAAGATCGCCCCGGTGAGTTCCGCCAGTTTCAGCAGCGCCGCCCTTAGCGTCTGATCGACCACAGAGAAGCTCGCGACTGTCACCGTGCTGGCGACGTCGGAAAGGCTCACGCCTGCGACGCCCGAGAACAGGCTCAGAATAATTGCACGATCGGTTTGGCTCGTGAATGTGCCCGATACGATCGTGCCTTCGAGCAGATAGTTATTGTCCCGGCACTCGAGCCGATAGCAGTTCACGCGCTCCGTGCCCGGTGCATCGCCAAATATCGGAGACCCGAACTCGACGTCACCCCACATCGAAGAGTCGCCGTCGGCAATGCGCCGCGCAACGAGAACCATCGGCTTGACCAGCACAACGTTGCCGGTGAAGATGCGCCCGCTCGGTGTCGCTTCGCCGAACAGCGGCTCACCGAAGATCGCCGACGTCGAGCCAAACAGCGTCGCTGCAGCCGATCCACCTTCGCTGTCCTCGGCCTTCCAGATCTCGACTTCGTCGCCCGGGTTGATGACGAACGCCGAATCATCCGGATCGTAGAGTACGACCATGCGCGCCGTCCCCATGCGATCGCCTGATTCCTGCTGAATCTCGAACTCGCGCAGTAGCGTGTGGGCGACACGTTCGACGCCATTGATGATGATCGATCCGATACGCATTTAGATCGGCACTCCATACGAGCGAAGGACGGCGGCCAGGCTTTGATTGACCGCGAAGCCGTTGATGGTGATGTACTGATAGGTGTTGTTGTTGCGCGGTTGCGTGCTCATCGTGGACAGTGATGACGGGATGCCCGATAGTGCGTTCTGCAGGTTCGTGAACCCGGTATTGATCGAGTTGCGAGGATCCGTACTTGTGATGTTGTTTGCCACTGTCGTCAGGTTGCCGCTCACGATTCTGAGTTCGTTCTGAAGAGACGTGTTGAAACTGCTCGCCAGCCCGGTTACCGCGCCTTGCACTGCTCCCAGAGCATTGCCCAGATTGGTGGACATCGTCGTAACTGCAGTCTGGACACCGGCCACGTTGAAGTTGGCAATGTCGTCGGCAGTGTCCTGAGTTGCTGTCTTCACTCCTTGCAGTTCGGTCAACATCTGGGACAGCCACGTGTTGATCGTGATCACGTCGCCTGCAATGTCGGCGAGTTTGTTCACCACGTCAACGATGTAATCCTTGGCCTGAATAAGCGTATTCCATGTATCGATGACTCGATCGCGGACTGCCGCGCCCTTGTCTCGCGTCTCGTTAGAGATCTCGTTGAGCGCCGGAATCAGCACCCCGTAGTGGAAGTTGTCGAGATCCAGTTTGGGATAGTACTGGTTGACCATGTCCATGAAGCGGCCATGGAAGTCGATCTTGACATAGCGCGTCGATTCCTCAATGGCGTTTAAAGACGTCTCCATCTTGGCCATTTGGAAATTGCCGATAATTGACGAGATCATGGTTCCAATTGATGCAGCAAGCCCAACCCATGACGTGATACCGCTCGTGGCCGCGCCGCCGAGCCCGCCACCTCCACCGGGAACTGAAGGAGATCCCCCAGGGGGATTGACTGCCGATGTTGCAGCATCGATCCCCCCCGTTACTGCGTTTTTGATCGCGCTACCAATATCTTTGAAGACATCTAACAGCGAAGATCCCAAGTCCTTGAATGCGTTCAATAGCCCCGGCAGGTGTTCAGTAACAATCGACTTCAACGACTTAATCAGCAATCCTTCTACCTGCTCGATCGCAAACTTCGCTAGCGCTTGACCTGCCGATTCGAGCGCGGACAGCGCAGCGTCCTTGAAGCCCTTCCATCCCTTTCCTTCGAACAGGTCGACCATCGCAGACGCCATGTCTTTGTTGAGGTTTTCGCCGACCCGCTTGAGATCGTTCGACAGCCCGGTCCATATCGTTTTCTGCTTATCGGTACTGGACTTCAGGTCATCTTCGAGCGTCTTGAGGCGATCGCGTTGCTCCTTGGTGACGTCCTGCCCATATGCTCGTTGAGCCTCGATCGTTGCGCGGAGCGCCGCCAGTTCGGCGGCCTCGATGTCGCGAGCTGTTGAGGTTCCAGAGTTCTTGATGGTCTGATACGCTTCGCGCGCCTTGTTTGCCTTTTCGGCAAGATACTCTGCAGACTTGATGCCAAGCGTTTTGAACGCGTCGTCGATCTGCTTGGCTGCCTGAATAGCCTCGTTCACTTCGGCAGGCAGGCGATCGGTCAACTTGACATCGATCACGACCTGTCGGCGTGCCGCCTCAACAATCTTGTCGTGCTCGCGCCCGAAGGCTGTCGACATGCGAATGGATTGTTGTTCGTACTGTTCCGCTACCTGGTTCCACTTCGGAATGTAGACTTCCTCGAACCATCGCATGTTGGCTTCGGCTTTGTTCTTCTCGTCGTCGCGAGCTTTGAGAAACGCTTCCGCCGCGCGCTCCGGGTGCATGTTGTCCTGCTGAGCCTTCATGTTTTCGAAGGCTGCGCGCACGGCGTCAATCGACCCGGTGCCATTGCGGTACGCTTCGAACGCGGCGATGAATCCGAGTCGCGCCTGCTCAACTGCCGCCTTCAGCGCTTCATTTTTCTCCTTCGCGGTTTGCGCATGGACGTTGTGATCGGCGAGGGAGTCGCGAACGCTCTTCACGGAGCCGCTGTAAATGTTCATTTCTACGCCGGTCTCCGCAGCAACGCGCTTTTGCTCTGCGGTCGCCGAGTTCAACGTGATCTGCGCGTCCTTCATTCGCTGCTGCGCTGCAACCAGTTCACCGGCCGATGCCTTGTTGTTGTTGAACGCTACGGTAACGGCGTCCACGTTCCGCTTCGCGGCGTCGAACTCCTGCTGAGCACTTCGAACCGCCTGCTGTGTCGCTGCGATCTTTGGCTGGGATGCCGAGAGTTCTGAACTGTATCGGTTGTGCGCCGTCGCAAGATTGTCGGTCGCGGTCTTTAACTGTTCAGATGTTGCTTTGCCATTACGGAAAGCTGTGGCCACCTGGTCGTATGCCTGTTGCGCCGACAGGAACGCCGTGCGGGCCGCCTGCATGGACGTCGTCGACGTCGTCGAAAACGATTGGACAGCACCGCGCGATGAGTCGACTGCGCCGACGATCGCCGTCTTCATTGTCGTGAATGCGCCACCGACGGCCTCGATAGCAGTCTTCACTCCGGGAATCTGTTGAATGTAACCGACGAACTCGCGAATGGCAGTGTTCGCTATCTCGATCGCTGATTTGAGGGTCTGCGCAATCACCAGGGACGCGTCACGCACGGCCTCCGCAGTCAAACGCAGCCCGGCGACGAGCACATCAACAAGAAACGATCCAAGCGGTTGAAGCGCTGACCACACCAAACTGATAGCCTCTTTGAATCCTTCCCAGGATGCGATGAGCCCGCCGGTCACGATGACCGCGACCAACTGGCCGAGCGCGCCGAGAATGTCTCCGATGATCTCAATCAGTGGCTGTGCCGCGGTGATCACCTCTCCGAATGCCGCGCCCACTGGAGCCAAGGTCTCGCCGATCTGCACCAACACCGCCCACATTGCGGAGCCCGCCGACTGGATCGCCGACCACGCCGCCTCAAGACCTGATGAGATTACGGAACCCGCGAAGTTGACGAACGCCAGCCCGGCGGCCGCTACGGTTTCGACGAGCGGCCGAAGTGGGGAGGTCCAGAAGTCGGACAGCACGGCCTGGAACGACGACACCGCAGATTGTACGCTGTCAAGGTGCCATAGTTCCCATGCAGCAACGAGCGCAACGACGCCCGCGGTCACGGCGGCGATCGGTCCAGCCAGCGTCGACAGGATAGCCCCAATACCCGTGACTCCCAGTAGTGTTCCGACAGCACTCACAGCCGCCGATAGGCCGGCAAACGCGATAAGCGCGGGCCCTATTGCGGCAGCGAGCACAGCCATCGCCAGCGCGCCGGCCTGCACAGGCTCCGGCATGGCGCGGAATCCCTCGACCATGCTGCGAAGCAAGTCGAGAATCGGCATCGCAGCTTGCAGTATCGTTTGCGCGAATGGAATCAGCGCCGCGCCGATATCGGCCAGGATGAACGAAATCTGGTCCTTGAAGTTCGACCACTGGCCGGCCAGCGTGCGGTTCTGTGCCTGCATCATACCCTGGAAGCGGTTCTCGATTCCCTCAAGAATT